AGGTGTTTAGCCATAGTAGATTCACGTAGGAACTCTCTATTGCAAAAATCACAACCATACTTGATTGTCTTATCAGTTGCCTCTGTCTTTTTCGTATTGAGTGATATCTTCATCTGTAACCGTTTGGCTTAGTACTTCAATGTCTGCTATCTTTAAATGTGGATAGATTTGTGCAAGATACATTTTCTTTTTCTGCTCTTGCACAAATTGTTTTGAAAACTCTGTAATATCCTCTGCATTTGCTTTAGGATATATTTTCATAAAATATTCTTTTGTATCTTTTAATACTGCTGGTTCTTTTAAGAAACTAACACGCTCTTTAATCTGAGGTAACCATTGATGATATTGTTTACCTTTACCAGGGCTTGCCGCACACATCATATACCATTGTAGTTTAGGATGCTTAGACACGTTCTCATTAAAGAAGTATTTGTTAGCGTGATATTCTGTACTCATTGCATAGTATCCTGCAATATCACTAGAACCTTTTACATAACTCAACCACTTGATTAACATAAATGGCACAAACTTACGTTGCTGTTCAGGGGTAAGTCTATCGTAATAACCATAATCTTTCTTATCTAGTGCCGCAATAGCTTCAAACAAGTTAAAATCTTGATTCTCTAATTTCTCATCTTGAGGTATTGCTATTTTCTTTGTTACCATTAAAATGCCTGACTATAATCTACAATCTCACAGTTACGACTAATCTCTTTTACAAAATATACACATCTTGGCTTAGGCCCATCATCTAACGGAACACACAAAAATTGTCCGTTCTTCAATCTAGGTGCATACCATGTTACATCGTGGTAAATATCTACAATCTCAATTGGTATAAAACTTGGACTGAATGAACTTAATGGATTGAATTCAAACGCATTGAATCCCCTATCATTGATACTAGTGAGAGGTAGTGTCTCTAAGTCTCCGTGTTCTTGTTCACCAATTAATATTTGCCAATCAATAGGCATCTTAATTGTGCTGTTACCAATCTTTAATACAAGTGCAGGGCTACTAAAACTTTCCAAAAAGATTAATGGAATATAATGATAGTCTACATTTTGTGGATTACTATTGTCTAGTATTGCAAATCGAAGGTCATCAATTTCGTCAGGGAGTGTTTCTAAGTTATAGAATTCGTTTTCTAGTGTGAGTATACGCATTTTGTTATTATAACACTTTCTTATCTGTATGTCAACTTTTCTACGTCAAACGGGTAGTTTGCTTCTTTGTAGAATGTTTTTCGCTGGGTTAAATGTCGTTTGGCAAATTTACACGAACTTGTTATGTCCCAGATTTGCACAAAGTCTTTGTCCTCAGCTTTTCTAATTCCTCGTCCAATACTTTGGATAACTCGGACAAAAGATTTGCCTGGTTCTATTAGAACCAGATTAAAAATACGAGGTATATTGATACCGACAGCAGCCACACCATAAGTCGCCACAATAATTTTGTTTGTACTCGTTGCAATTTCGTCATATTCTTCTTTTCTATCAACCATATTAGTAGCGCCACTTACGAATACACTGTCAGGCAATCTGCTAACAATTTCTTTACCTGCATTCACTCTATCTACTAGAATTAATACATTACCACTTTCTTTAATTTTAAGAATCAATTCAGCAATAGCGTCAAGTCTATGGGTATCTTCAAGCAAGTGTTTTAACTCACTTTGATAATTAGTGAACTCTACATCATCTTTAAGTTGTACTATATTTACGTGACATTGTGCCAATACCCCCTGATCCTGTAATTCGCTTGCACTTAATTTACCAATTATATTCCCTAAACTCACAAACAATGATTGTGCTTCAAACTTAGCTTTAGGGATAGTACCAGTTAGTCCCCAACGAATAGGAACCTTAGCAAATACACCAGTCAATAATGTTTTTAATGCATCTGCTTTAGCCATATGTACTTCATCGACCATTACACAAACAACACCTTCAATAAAGTCTCCTATATCTACTTCTGCCTCACCTGCTTTTGTTTTCTTAAGCATATTATTAAGACTTTGCCAAGTACAGATAGTGTGTGTTTTGTTGTATTCTTTACGATCACCAAAGTATACACCAACGTCTAATCCTAGATTGATGTAATCTGCTTCTGTTTGCGTCACTAGACTTTTGTTTGGAACGATAACAATACTACGACCATATTGTTCTATGCTGTAACTTAGTGCGGCTGTCATCAATGTCTTACCTGCACCTGTAGCAATTTCTTGTATTGATTGCGGATTCTCTAAGAAGTTATTTACAATACTAATTTGATAGTCACGTAATACAACTGAAGTACCTTCTTGTGGATGACCTTTAGGCCAATTCTTGTGTTTGAACGTATCTTCGGACACTTCAACAAATTCAAATGTCGTTCTATAATCTCTGGTATCTTCTAACTCAATGTCATATCCTGCTCTGTCAATGACTGTAAGTATCTCAGGTAATAAATTGATATAACTACTACCGCCTAAACTAAAATAACTAACCTTACCATTCCATCTACCAAGGCGTACCGCGGGAAGATATCTTGCTCCGGGTACTTCGTACTCAAACAATTTCATTAGTTGTTTACGTTCACCTAATTCTAATCCTTCAATTTTTACATTGACTTCATCTTTAACAATTATTTTACATTGCTTCATTTATTTCCTAAATTAATGGGTTCTGAATTCACACATTTTATGATTTTAAATAGCTTCTGGGGAGGATCCATATATCCATAATTTCTATAATGTATTATAACAGGTTTATCGTACACTTGCAAGTTAGTGTGGTCTTTAATAATATCAATGGGTAATTGTTCAAGTAAAAGTTCATTATTACCGTTTAAAAAAAACAATTGTTTTGAACTGGTTTTTCTTGATTCAGCTATACCGTCACATCCCAATTCGTGTAACCATTTAATGGCAATATCTAACTTTTTAACTTCAAAATCACTTTGAAAATTAACAGCAAGATTTATTTTTGCAGGATCTTCAAATTTAATAAAGTGTTCTATAACAGAGTCACTGATAGTAATTCCATACTGAACATAGTCAGCTACCATTCGAAGGTCATTGGTTATTGGAATATCCTTGATGTTTTCATATAGTATTTCATTACAAGCGGCAACATAATAGTTTCCATTATTGTAGACAAGTGAGGGCTCCCAGTATTTAACTGATTCATATTCACTAAGACTATCAATAATTTTACTAGTAATTGAACAATAGTCAATCGCACTAAAATGATACGTACTTAGCATCAATAATGATTTTAAAACAGTAGGACCGTATTCAATTTCATATTGTCTTTTATCTTTATGCCATTCCATTGTGTATATAGGATGTTTTTTTAGTGCAGATAAAAACCCCTTATTAAATGGACTTCTAAAAATTATCTTATCTTTTAAGATAGTAATGGATGCATTTGTATATTGCGGTGAGCTTTCTATTACGTTGCATTTCCAAGGTAATATCAGTAATTCATCGATATCAAACTTTTGTTGTATAAATTGTCGTTTGTATTTTAGTGCAATTTTTTTAAAAAGGCTATCCTGATTTGTAGTGATTGTATTTTTTATGCCAATAAAATTAGTTAAGTTATTTACAAACTGTAGGTCATACCGGCTTAATCGTATATTGATAAGCATAAAGGTGCCAACATCTTCAAGTGTCTTAAAATCCATTCTTTATTATATCACATTCACATAGTATTTACAAACATAGTGGCTAAAGGAGCATTGCTCCTTTATCGGAGAGGGCTTATTGACATTGCCTCTACGCACACTGCAGGGGTTATGCAGATTTCATACACGTAGTACGTGCAAGATTTTTCCAGTTGCCGGGGCTAATCTTTACCAAGTCAGCAATCTTCAAGCACATACGCAATGACACTTCACGCAATTTCGTATGATTGTCCCACATAAAGTCAATCACAATTTGTGATTGTTCTTCATTAAAATCATAATCTTTGAATAGACCACCATCAGCATCACGATGGACCTGCTTGATACGCAACATCTTGTCACGATCACCGTCAATCGTCAGGTCCAGAAAGTGACAACGTGACTGTAATGCCTCTAAGTGATCCTGCAATTTCTTAGATTTGAGATTGCCAAATTTCAAGTTAGTGATAAAGATAGCACTACCATTGAAGTTGAAAGTATTCGGGATACCTTCTTCACGCAACAATCGAC